AGATTTACAAGATTCACGGGAAAGCCCTGATCGCTTTTGCTGAAAAGAACCCTAACCTTTTATTATCGCTTGAACAGTAGTGTAAAATCCTATTCTTGTGAAAAGGTGATAGGATTTTATAGTATCAAGTGTGCGAAAATAATAGTGTAAAAATGCACCCCTTGTAGGGGTGCATTTCACTTTTTCAAGGAAGGGGTGAATACCTGTGACACCAAGACAGCGGAAGTTCTGTGATGAATACCTGATCAGCGGCAACGCTACGGATGCGGCAATCAAGGCCGGGTATTCGCCTAAGACCGCTTACAGCATGGGTAATGAAAACCTGAACAAACCTGAACTGAAAGCGTACATCGAAACTGAACTTGAAAAACTCCATTCCGCCAAGATCGCTGATGCTGAAGAAGTCATGAAATACCTGACTTCGGTGATGCGGGGCGAACATACTGAAGAAATCCCGATCCTGTGCGGTGACGGTTGCCAAGAGTTGACGCAGAAAGAGGTTGGAGCCAAGGAAAGGCTGAAGGCCGCTGAACTGATTGGCAAGCGTTATGGTATGTTCACGGACAAGGTAGGTGTGGAAGGGGCCGTTCCGGTGATTATCACGGGGGATGATCAACTTGAAGATTAGCCCACAGGCCAAGCGGGTTCACCTTCCTGAAGTGGTTGGCAAGGGTTACGGAACCTTCTGGAACTTCAAAGGCCGTTACCGGGTGTGTAAGGGAAGCCGTGCTTCCAAGAAATCCAAGACCACGGCCCTGAACATCGTCAAACGGATGATGCAATACCCTGAAGCCAATACGCTTGTGGTTCGCAAGGTGTTCAGAACCTTGAAAGATTCCTGTTTCACTGAACTGAAATGGGCAATCAACCGCCTTGGGGTTTCAGCCTATTGGGAAATCAAGGAAAGCCCCCTTGAAATGACCTACCTTCCCACCGGTCAGAAGATTTACTTTCGGGGCCTTGATGATCCCCTGAAGGTCACTTCAATTACGGTTGAAATAGGGTTTCTGTGCTGGTGCTGGATTGAAGAAGCATACGAAATCATGAATGAAGCTGATTTTGATATGCTGGATGAATCCATCCGTGGTGCCGTTCCACCGGAAACTGGCCTGTTCAAGCAAATCACGCTGACCTTCAACCCGTGGAATGAAAAACACTGGATCAGGAAGCGGTTCTTTGGTGAGATCACCGGCAAGGATGGGCAAGGCAACCCCACATATCGCTTCCATGATAGCTGGACTTCCCCGGATGGTCAGATTTACGCCACAACCACCAATTACACCTGTAATGAATGGCTGGATGCCGCTGACCTGAAGGTTTTTGAAACCATGCGGGAAAACAACCCCCGGCGCTACAAAGTGGCTGGCCTTGGTGGTTGGGGCATTGTGGATGGCCTGATTTATGAGAAGTGGCGGGAAGAAGCCTTTGACATTCAGGCCATTTCTGCCAAGCCCGATGTAAAAAGCGCCTTTGGCCTTGACTTTGGTTATACCAATGACCCCACAGCCCTATTCTGTGGGCTGGTGAGCCAAAAGGAAAGAACCATTTGGGTATTTGATGAACTGTATGAAAAAGCCCTGACCAACCGGGCAATCTGTGAGCGTGTGACCCGGATGGGCTACGCCAAGGAACGGATCAAGGCCGATTGTGCGGAGCCAAAGAGCATTGACGAATTGCGGGAAGCTGGCCTGTACCATGTGAGAGCCGCCCGGAAGGGCAAGGACAGCGTGAACAATGGTATTCAGTATATTCAGGACTACACCATCATCATTCATCCCCGGTGTGTGAACTTCATCACTGAAATTTCAAACTACACTTGGGATGAAGATAAGTTTGGGGCTAAAATCAACACCCCCATTGATGATTTTAACCACCTGATGGATGCCATGCGCTATGCACTGGAAGATGTGCTGATTGGCCCCGCTTTCAGCTTTAAGTGACACGATAGTAACAAAAGGCCCTGAAAACTGTGTGTTTTCGGGGTTTTGATTTTAGTGGGTAATAGAAAGGCGGTGTTTCTGATGAAGAAAATGCTTCATGTGGTTTCGGTGTTGGGAACGCCGTACACCATCTATCAGGGGGACAGCGTTGATTTCCCTGATCTGGCCGATTGTGACGGGTATTGTGATACCACCATCAAGACCATCATTGTTTCTGATATGAGCGAAAGCGCCGGGAAGCCCGGAGCCAAAGCGGATTTGGAGCATTACAAGCGCAAGGTGATCCGTCATGAACTGCTTCACGCTGTTCTGTTTGAATCGGGCCTTTCCTGTAATTCTTGGGGTGAGAATGAAGAAATTGTGGATTGGTTTGCAATCCAGTTCCCCAAGCTGGAAGCCCTGTTCCAACAGGCCGGGTGTAATGAACTTTTGAAGGAAGGTGCTTGATCTTGATGCCTATTTACACAGAAACAGACCGGATCAACCGCCTGATCCTTCAGGGTGGACGAACTGGAATGACTGAACTTCAGTTCTTTGCCGCTGAAATCAAGGAATGGAAGGATAGTCCCCGCCGCAAGGACCAGCTTACCGGTGATCTGTACTACATCGGGAAGCATGACATTTTGAAGCGTCAGCGCACGATCATTGGCGAGGATGGCAAACTTCAGGTGGTTGACAACCTTCCGAACAACCGGGTTGTGAACAATCAATATGCCCTGATGGTGGATCAGAAAACCAACTATCTTGTGGGCAAGCCGTTCACGCTGAACTGTGAAAACAAAGGCTATGTGGATCTTCTGTCCAAGGTGTTCAACAAACGGTTCCAGCGCCTGTTGAAGTATGTGTGTGAAGATGCCCTGAATGGTGGGCTTGGATGGCTTTACCCCTATTATGACGATAAAGGCCGGTTGGCCTTCAAGCATTATCCCGCCTATGACATTCTTCCTTTTTGGGCAGACGACGATCACACAATTCTTGATTGCGCTATTCGCCTGTACCCCCAAGAGGTTTGGAACGGTTATCAAAAAGAAATCGTTGAAAAGGTTGAAATCTTCAAGCCTAATGGCCTTTGGCGGTATATCTTTCAAAATGATATGCTGATTCCTGATGTGGAGGCCGGGGAACATGAAAACTATTTTGCCGTGGTGGACGCTGAAGGCGAAGTTGAAGAATACAACTGGACTGAAATTCCCCTGATTCCGTTCAAGCACAACAAGCAGGAACTTCCTCTGATCAACCGTGTCAAGACCCTTCAGGATGGCATTAACACCATGCTTTCCGACTTTGAAAATGATATGCAAGAGGACGCTCGGAACACTATTTTGATCCTGACAAACTATGATGGCCAGGATTTGGGAGAGTTCCGCCGCAATCTTGCCACATTTGGAGCCGTTAAAGTGCGAGATGATGGTGGGGTGAAAACCCTAACGGTGGAAGTCAACGCCGAAAATTACAAGTCCATTTTGGAAGTGTTCAAAAAGGCCCTGATCGAGAACGCCCGCGGTTATGATGCCAAGGATGAACGCATGAGCGGCAATCCAAACCAGATGAACATTCAATCCATGTATTCTGACATTGATTTGGATGCAAACGGTATGGAAACTGAATTTCAGGCCGCTTTTGAACAGTTGCTTTGGTTCATTAATCAGGATTTCAGCAACCGGGGGATGGGTGACTTTGAAGGTGTTGATCTTCAAATCGTGTTCAACCGGGATATTCTGGTCAATGAATCTGAAGCCATTGAAAATTGTTCCAAATCCGTTGGTATTCTGTCTGATGAAACCATTGTGGAACAGCACCCGTGGACAAGTGATGTTGAAGCGGAGCTGGCCCGGTTGAAGAAGGAAAAGGAAAAAGCATTGGAGCAAGCCCAAGAATATTCCGGTGCTTTTGGCACCGGGGGAAATCAGAATAAGGAACCGGGCGGGGATGAATAAGCCCCGCCCTTCCTATATGCCGGGGCAGACATTGAGTGTGGCGGGGTGCTATTACTCCTACCCGCCAAAGGGTGAAATTCCCTTCCCTGGCACTCTATATGGCCCGTTGGTCAAGTGGTTAAGACACCGCCCTTTCACAGCGGTAACACTGGTTCAAATCCGGTACGGGCTACCAAAGGCCACAAAGGAAGGAATCAAAATTCAGCAAGGCGCAAGCCCCTATGAAGAAACAGCGTGGCCCTTTATGCTGAAGTGCATGGAACAGGCAGACAGGGTGGATTCAAAATCCGCCGCTTTTGGCGTATGGGTTCAAATCCCATACCCAGCACCACGATTCAGGAAAGGGGGCTGGCCCTGTGAAAAATGCGGATTATTGGCGGGGCCGGTTCTCCATTCTGGAAGAAAGCGCCCACAATCAAAGTTATGAATACCTTCAGAGCCTTGAAGAAATGTTCACCGATGCCCAGCGGAAGGTTCAAGCCGATATTGAACGC